GTAAGTAAATTTTTAAACAATAATAACTAAATAAAAAACAAAAAAAATGAGTAGACAATTAAGATTTAACTTGGATATTGATGCATCTGCATTATTACAAGCAAACAGTGAGGCTTTTTACAGCCGAGCTTATTTGAATGAGGAAGTAGTAGATAACTATCGTACACTACCAGGAGTAAAGTATAAGACTAAAATTTCAAATGTAGTATTTGGTCAAGTTTTACAAGCTGAGAACTGTGGATTTAATGCTAGTACTGACGACCTTGCATCTGTAGAGATTGATGTATGTTCTCTATCTGCAATGGCACAAATTTGTCAGTTTGACTTAGAGCAGTCTTTTGTATCTTTACAAATGACTAAAGGATCTAATGGTGATTTTACTGTTGCATCTTTCATGGATTACTATTGGAATGAAATGGCTTTGACTATTGCTGAGAATGTAGAGAAGTTACGTTGGTCAGGTGATACTGATTCAGGTACTGCTGCACTTGCTTTGTGTGATGGATATAAGAAGTCACTAGTAGCAGATGCTGCTAATGTAATTGAAGTAGGTGGAGCTACACCTCCAGCTATTGATGCAACTAATGTACTTGCTAAATTAGCTCTAGTTTACGCTGCAATTCCTGCTGCTGTAATTGCTAATCAGGAGGAGCTACGAATCTATGTATCTTCACCTGTAGCTACTGCTTATCGTGCTGCTGTTGCTGCATCTAACACTCAAGCTAACTTAACTCAAGCTCTAGACTTTACTTACTTAGGAATTAAGATGGTATTATGTCCTGGAATGTTAGGTAAGTCTACAATCGTAGCTACTTTAAGAAATAACTTAATCTATGCTTTTGATGCAGAGGGTGATGGTAAAGCATTACGAGCTGTAAATTTAGCTGATACTATTGCTGAGCCTGTTATCAGAACTCGTGCTAATATGAAAGTAGGATTTACTCACGTTAATGGTAATGAGATTGTATTCTACAACTCTGCATCTTAATTAACTAATTTATAAATCTAAGGGAGTGAAAGCTCCCTTTACTTAAAACATATACAATGAGCTGTGAAGCATTACAATCAATCGCAAAAAACTGTGATAATAATACAGGAGGAATAAAAACAGTATGGATCTGCCAACAAGAGAATGTAACTACTGCTACTCCTGCTTGGGAGATAACATCATTAGTTCTTACAGATCCTGCTAATGTCTATGCAATCAATAGAAATACAGGTAACTATACAGAAGATACTGCAGTAGACCTAATCAATGGCTCTAGCTTTGTTACTCAGACTATTACTCTAATGTTTAATCGTAGAGACAAAGATAAGTCAGAAGCTATCAATGTACTTGGATCAGGACAGCAATATTTAGCTGTATTTATCCAGGATGCAAATGACAAGTATTGGTACTTTGAGAATGTACAACTTACTGCAACAGGTGAGGGATCAGGTACAGCTCGTGCTGATGGTAGTAAATATTCCATCACACTGCTTGCGGAGTCAGACCACTTGGCATATGAAATACTTAGTACTGAGATTACAAATAATGCAGGAGATTTCCCATTACCTACTCAAGCATAACCTTAACACCCTAATAATTAAAGCTCTAGTAATACTAGGGCTTTTTTTTTAAACATTTTTCTAGGTTAATATAATATAGTTATATGATATACATTAAAAAAGATGAGGTCAATCAGATTATCCTTACTCTCACTGAGGTAAGTACACTGCCTAATCCTTATTATTTATTTGTTTTTCAGAATGAAATGGACAAGCTGTCTGCACCTATTACATTCTACACTGCTGATCTATCAGCTTATCCTGAACGATTCAATCAGTTTGAGATTGATGAGCCTGTAGATTTGGAACTAATCAAAGGACAGTATACATATAGCATCTATGAGTCAAGTACCACACCTCCAACTATTGCTAACTCTACAGGAGTAGTGATTGAAGAGGGCAGGATGGTAGTAAGTGGACCAATAGTATCATCAATTTATGAGTAATTATGGCATTAAAAGACTTTTTTAAAACAGTAAAGCATGAAATAGTAGAGGGATATCAGTCATTCTCTACTCCATTCCTAAAGGTAGGAGGTGCAAACTTAACTCTACCTTATGTTAATGGTAGAAATCAGACTAATGGATACATTCCATTTGGGCAGGATAACCTATTCCCTGAGCTACTCAATCAGATATTCTACTCATCACCATTACATGGCTCTATTGTAGGGTATAAAGTGAATGCAGCTGTAGGTGGTGGATTTAATATAGTAGCTGATAGACTTACACTTGAAGATAAGCTAGAGCTATACACACTAGAGAGAAAATTAAACATTAAAAAGGTAGTACCTGCAGTAACTCAGCAACTGATACTACACAATAGAGTATATTTTAAGCTATGCTTTGATGATAAGATGAAGCTAACAAAGATAGTCAATCTATCCCCTGAGAAACTTAGAGTAAACTTAGACCGTAAGAGATACTATATTTGTGATGATTGGTCTAGTAGGATTGGAGTACAGGAGATAAGGAGATACACTCCTACCTCTAGAGACTATGAGCAGTTATTTGTATATGAGGTAGAATGTATTGGACAGGATTACTATCCATTACCTCAGTACACCTCAGCTCTAAACTTTGCATTCCTATCAGGTGAACTTAGCTACTTTGCTAAAAGTAATATCCAAAATTCAGTATTCCCTAGCTTTGCTATGATGTTTCCCAAAAGACCTCAGTCTGAGGAGGAAAAAAACATGATAAGAAATACTATTGATAGATTGAAAGGTGCTGCTAATGCAGGTAAAGCTGTAGCATTCTTTGCTAACTCAGCAGACCAACTGCCAAAGATAGAGTCACTACCTACCAATGGTAATGATAGTCTATTCCAGGAGGCATCACAGCTTAACACTGAGCAGATTTGCTTTAGTCATACCATTGATCCTATACTTATGGGAATCCGTACTACAGGCTCACTAGGTAATGGCTCAGATATTAAGCAGGCATACATCATATTTGAGAAAAATGTAGTAATGCCACTAAGAGACCAGGTTGCTGACATCTTTAATGAGCTACTATTCATAGCTAAGATAGATGCAGATTTCACTATCAATAACTATCAGATAATTAACGAGGCAATAGTAGAACTTGAGGGAGATACCTCTAAGACTAATGATGCACTTAATACATTGAATCCTGCAGTAGCTGCTAAGGTCCTAGAAAATATGTCTAAGAATGAGATAAGAGCTTTAGCATCTTTACCTCCATTGAATGATACACCAACACCAACAATCTGATGCTATACTTTATAACAGAAACTTATCTAAAGAATAATACACCCATCACAGCTAATGTAGATGTCAATAATGTTACTCCATACCTAGCTACTCAAGCTCAGCTAAGAATTATGCCTATCTTAGGTACTACATTCTATAATGACTTGCTAACTAAGTACAATGATCAGACTTTAGATCCTGATGAAGAGACTCTAGTTACATTCATTCAGCCTATTATAGCATGGAGAGCAGCAGAAGATGCTGTATTTGGTCTTAGTCTACAGCTAAAGAATAAAGGATTGCAAACTCAGTTCGGAGATAACAGTGCATCTGTAGATAGAGGTACTATAGCATTTAGTATGGAACACTATGCACAAAAGGCTGCATTCTTTGAGCAAAGATTAATCAGATACCTACTTAAGAACAGAGCTTTATATCCAATATTCACCGGTACAACTAACCGAGATACTGACTTAAGACCTATGATAGATGGCTGTAGCTGTTTATCTAATGGATTGCTAGAGTGCAATGGTCTATGTGGAGGAGCAGGGAATAATGGCTATAACAATTCAATCTTAATAATATGAAGCACTCAGAAGTCTTATCAATTATAGTATTCAGTTTAGGATACTTAACAGGCATATCATTACTATTTGAGCCTGCTATATATCTTAAGCTAATGGGAGCTAGTATAATAGGATATCTTACTTTTATTCTAGCATTACAAATGGAAGGAGAGGAATGAAAGCACAACTATCACTACTACTAATATCAATACAATCAGAACTTTTGACTCTTATATCTATTTGCTTTGCATTCTTTTTACCAATAAGTGGCATCTTGTTAATGATTGGAGTATTAATTATTATAGATACTTTTACAGGTATTTGGAAAGCTAAGAAATTAGGGGAGAAAATAACTAGCAGAAAGCTCTCATCTATAATCAGCAAGCTAGCACTCTATGAGCTTACTGTGATAATGTTCTTTTTGATAGATAAATTCATACTAAATGATATCATTCTTACATTCTTTAGTGTACCATTTATGCTCACTAAAGTAGTGGCATTGGTCCTAGCTAGTATAGAGGTGATGTCAATCAATGAGAATTATAAAGTAATTTCTACTAAAAACTTAGACCTTTGGCAAAGTGCTAAGGCATTATTTGCTAGAGCTAAGGATATTAAAGAGGACCTAAACAAACTGAAATGACTAGATGGGAACTTACATCTAAATATGGTACTGCTAATGTAACAGGTGCAGGATACTTAGTGAAGATTAAGCTACCTTATCCAATGCGTATTGCTTGGGACTTAGACAGCACTGTCAATACTATGATGTGCCATAAGTTAGTGGCTGATAACTTTACAGCTGTATTCAATGAGCTTTTAGCTACCTATGGCTATGATAAGATTAAGGAGTTAGGGATTGATTTATTCGGTGGATGTTTCAACTATAGAAAGATGAGAGGAGGTACAGCACTATCCATGCACTCATGGGGGATAGCAATAGACTTAGATCCTGCTAGAAATCTACTCAAAGAATCAGCGAAAACTGCAAGATTTGCTAGACCTGATTATAAGGCAATGATAGATATATTCTATAAGCATGGATTTATATCTTTGGGTAGAGAAAAGAATTATGATTGGATGCACTTTGAAATAAAAGAATGATGAGATACTTAGCCATAATCCTACTACTCAGCAGCTGCTCTGCTCAATACCATCTTAATAAGGCAATTAAGAAAGGATATACCTGTGAAGAGACAGGAGATACTATTCGTATTACAACTTTAGATTCTATCCCTGTTATTATTCATGATAGCATAGTATGGGAGAAATTCATCACTACTAAAGATACTATTATAAAGTATAATACAGTCTATGTACCTAAGACTAGACTAGATAAGAAAATAGAATATAGACTAAAAGTAAAAACTATCTACAAAGATCGTATTGTAGAGAAAGCTAAAGCTAAGGCTACACAACCTAGACCTAGAGGCAATCTTAACCTGTTATTTGTAGGAGTAGGCATAGGTCTACTATTATCATATCTCTTTAAATTTGCTAGAGAGAGATATTTGTTCTAAGTTTACACCATCTATGGTAAGAAAAAGACTGTTTTTTGACATTGAGACATCATTCAATGTTGGTATATTTTGGAGATCAGGATATAATCTCACAATCAATCCAGGTGACATCATTCATGAGAGAGCTATTATCTGCATCTGCTATAAATGGGAGTCAGAGGATGATGTACAATTCCTAACATGGGATAAAAAGCAATCTGATAAGGCAATGATTAAAGCATTCATCAAAGTTATGGCTCAAGCTGATGAGATTGTGGCTCATAATGGGGATAAATTTGACCTTAAATGGCTACGCACAAGAGCCATAATACATGGACTTGATGTTATGCCCTCACCTAAGACTATAGATACTCTTAAATGGGCTAGAAAGTACTTTAATTTTAACTCAAATAAACTAGACTATATAGCTAAGTATTTAGGAGTAGGTCAAAAGATGGATACAGGAGGACTAGACCTGTGGAAAGATATAGTATTTAAGAAAGATCAGCAAGCTATGAATAAGATGGTAGCATATTGTAAGATGGATGTCACTGTACTAGAAGCTGTATTCAATAAGCTCAATTCTTATGCAGCTCCTGCTACTCATTATGCTGTAATGGAGGGAGATGAGAAGTTCTGCTGTCCTGAATGCACTAACTATAATGTAAGACATAATAAACAGGTAGTAACTGCAGCAGGGACTATTCACTATTGGATGTTGTGTAATGATTGCAG